AGTTGATCGGGGCTCTACATCGTTTGTGCAACGTTAATGCACACATACACACCATCATAGGAGATGATGCGCATATGACACGTACCGTTATAGCAAACTTACGGAAATTTATCCGTAGACGGGCATTAAATCTTGGCCTAAGCCAAGAACATGCCGTACAATTGTCGGGTTTTATCGCTCGGCAGTACGATTCCCGTGGCCCTATTGGGGCTGTCGATTACCTCAAAAGGGTAGGCGACACAATTGTGGCTTACTATAGTCACAGCATTGACACTCCGGCGTGGGTTGCCACCCACCAAGGATTCCCGAAGCAAGTAAATTTCTTACTTGAATATGGGGAGGAGATCGCTCTCCGTGTCGCTAAGATTGCACGATCTATCACTTTTAGTCGGATTACTCCGGCTCAGGTAGATAAAGTGGTATCAGCTGTTGAGAAACAGTCTGAAGCACAACCTGCTGGTCTGCTATCCGCGGACAACCTCGTGGCATCCGGTATCTTAGCACTGGGAATATCGTCTAGGTTTCGCAACCCAGAGGAATTGATCTCAGTTCCGACGGTTTGTCGTTACTTTAAGAAGACCGTATCCTTCTCTGGTAAAACAGAGAACGGCTATAACCCACCAATTGTAGACTCACTTAGGATTCTACAAAAGGACTCACCTCTTCGGCGTCTTCCGTACTGGGCTGAGGTCATAAGACCTCTCACACCCGAGTACGTCGGACGGCTCCTTTCGACTACCGTCGAAGACGACGGAATTGTCGGTCAAATAGGGGCTACACAAGAGGGTGGAGGTAAGCTCCGCATGTTTGCGGCTCCTTACACTGTGATACAATGTCTATTGTATCCAATCCACCACTGGATCGCCGACTTGGCGAAAACAGTTCCTAATCTTTGTACCTGGGATCAGCAATCCGGTGCCATTTGGGCACAGGAGCATCTCAAGAAGGGGACTACGGTTCATAGCGTTGACTTGTCAACAGCTACATGCCGTTTTCCATTGAGTACCCAACTGAGAGCTATGGAGCTCCTTGGGTTGGACCCTGTTTACCGAGACGCAATCTTTTACGTCTCCCGTGGTAAATGGGAGGTACAGACTAGTCTCTCTGGTGCATTTCAACGTAGCCACTTACAGTGGACCGTTGGCCAGCCTTTGGGGATTGCCCCATCGATGTCGATGTTCTCATTGACACATGCTCTGCTTCTTGCAGGCATCTGTGTCATTTGTGAGGCCTCCTTGGACTCTTTTCGAGTTCTTGGTGATGATGTGGTCATTAGTGATGATCGTGTACACAAAATGTACATTGACACCATGAAAGGGATAGGAGTTCCTATTTCCTACCACAAGTCCCACAGTTCTGCACGTTTTGCAGAATTTGCTGGGTACTCCATTACGCCCACATCGCTGGTTAGACCAGGTCAATGGCGCGCCGTACATAACTCTAATGCTCTAGCTCTAGCAGTAGAACTAGGCACCCCTTTAAAAGGGGAGGTTTCAGAGTTATTGGAGCAAATCCAATGCTTCCACTTATTCCGATTAGGGAGTTACTCCCCGACACCGGCTGAGTGGCCGCTTTATATACGCGTTGCGTCAGAGATGATAGCAACACAATTACGCTTCCCTGTCCTTGTTAAAGGGGACAGAACTTGGTACGATACAATTCTTACCAAGCTGGAAGGGTCCATCCGCGGGAACGCCGAACTTTTCGGTCTAACCCGGACTACGGCCTTAGCGTTAGGCGTGAGGGTCTTTGACCATCACCGACCTAACATCGTCAGAGATTTATTTTCCCATCTTGATAGATGGTCTGACGACGACGTAGTTGTCCATTTCCGGCATGCTGCCAGATACTGGGGCGAGGGCAATCATGCAATGATTGCCGCCAACTGTTTCACAGCACTTATGTCGCTGTGGGAACGGTACCTGGTGTCTGATGCTGAGCTCATGGAGCTATCACGAGACATTCAGGATAGTTACAGAAATTATCTGTGGCTACCTCCTCGAAGTGCAAAAGCCTTGGATGGACTGTACAAACAGTACATCCAAGTCGTGGATGCAATTTCGAATGTTACTCCGGAACGCCGTCGTTTCGATAGTAACATCCTGACTCCACCTAATCCTTTTCCGGGTCTTGTAAACTCGGATTTCGCTTAGGCGTTGTCCTAGACCCC